CCGTTGTGGTGGATGATCATCATCGCGGCGCCGGTTGCCTTGGCGACAGACTCGAAGCGGGCCATGATAGGCCCCATGTCCTCGCCGCTGTTCTCGTTGGCCCCGGCGCTCATACGGGCCAGGGTGTCGGCGATGATGAGGCGCACGGGCTGATTGCGGGCTTGCTCGACGCTGCGAACCAGGGCGATGACATCGGTGGCGTCCTGGTTCCCGGCGTGGAAGTTAAGTGGTACGGGGACCATCGCGAGATTAGCGAGGTCGCACTTGTGGTAGCGCTTGATAGCTTGCATCCGAGAGCGGATGCTGGCGGGCGCTTCGCTTGCGAGGTAGATGACCAGACCTGGGTCGGTTTGCCGGCCGTAGCATGGCGAGCCGGTGGCGATTGCGGTGGCCACTGATAGCGCCCAGAAGGTCTTGCCGCTGTTGCTGTCGCCGTAAACCACGACTGACGAACCGATGGTCATCATCCCCTCGACCAGTTCGTCGGGGGCCTCGTATTCGTCGCTTAGCTGATCGCCGTAGACTAGTTGCAAGCGCTCGGTGACATCAGCCTCGGGCGCGAGCAGCATTTCAGCCGCCTGCGCGCCCAGAGCCGCACTCGCCGCAACATCTGACTCCGGCTCATATCGAGCGACCGACCGTGCGATCTGAGCAAGCTCTGACGATGGCAGCGGGATCTCGCAGCGGGAATCGTTCGCCACTGTCAGCGCCGCCAGGATTTCGCTCTCGCTCATCCCGTGCCGCCGCATGGCCCCTGCGAGCGAAGTCAAGCCCGCGTTGCGATTGCCGACGATGATGCTGTCGTTGGCCGCCGCAGGGGCCTTCCTCCGCCCCAAGATGGCCTGCCGCCATGTCTCAGGCAGGGGCGCAGGGGCTAGCCCATCGGCCGGGTCGCTCGACGCCTCCCAGACGTAGTGCCGCCCATTGACCTGACTCGGGTAAGCGACGAAGTAGCGCCCGTCGGCCAGTAGATCGACCCCCTCGGCGAGTTTGGCCGACCGGATCGCAGGATCGTAGCGAAACACGAAATGCTCGCCGCCTCCGGCCGTGAGAGCTTGGGGGGTGTCGGGCGGTTGGCCACAAGCAGCGGTAAGGCGCGCCCAGCTGTCGTCGCCACCGTTGCGCGGATCCACATCCAAGACCATCAGGCCGCTTCGCACGCCGGCCGCGATGCCAATGTTGGCCTGCGGGTTCGCTTCCCACCATGCTCGAATGCGAGCCTCATCAGTGGTCGCGTCATGCACCCCGTGCTGCGTGGCCGGGACCTTGCCCCCCGGCACCAGCGGGAGAACGGGCCAGCCCCAGCTAGCGTATTCAAGGGCTGCGGCGAGCATGGAGTCAGGCTCGCTGCTCATCGGGCCGGTCCGCTTTGAGCGCGCCGCCTGAACGGACCTCGATCTCGTATTGCCGCGCCAGCGGAATGCTGTCGCCCCATGCGTAAACCGTCTGTGGCCACAGGCCCAGCGCATCAGCGATAGCCTTGCGCGACCCGTAGTGGTCGAGCGCTTCTTGTAGTGTCATTCCAATCGCCTTGAAAAAACCTGTTGACATCCTGCCACGATACGCGGATGATTGCAACACGCCAACCGGATGGGCCGACCGGCGAGATAGGAGAGACGAGATGAGCAACTTCTTCCGCTACTTCAACGGCACCGACGAACTGACCCGAGTCACCAGCGTGCCGAACGCCAAGTTCGAAGCGATGGGCGGCGTGAAGTCGAAGGCCAACTGGAACGACAGTTTCTCGCGCCTTGTGGGCGTGGCCGCTGATGGACGACTGGTGCCGGTAGAGCGCGGCATCACTTACAAACGTTTCGCGTCCAAGCATGAGTGCAATAGCAAGTGCATGAACGGAAAGATCAATGGCACCTGCGAGTGCTCGTGCGGTGGCAAAAACCACGGTCTCGGCGGCGTGTTTTCGTCGCTTAAGGAAGCCGCCTAACCACAATCGCCGGGCCTAGCGCTCGGCATTCCCCCGGAGACCACCCATGCCCACCACCAACACCCGCGCATCAATGGCCCGCGAGCGTCTTAGCAGCTTGCTCGCGGCTCGCCCCGAATATCGTCGCCAACTTCTGGATGACTGGCTGCGGCTTGCCACCGCAGCGGAAGTCCGCAAAACGTGGCCGAAGGTCAGCCGCGCCATGAACGGCCTGCCGATCCCGGCTTGGGCCGAATGAGAGGAACCATGTTCACCTTCACCCACGCCCACGCCCAGCAAGCCCGTGACTTGTTCGCCCAGTTGCCGGGTCCGGTCTTTGCGCATCTGCGCGAGCTTGGCAATGCGGCCATCTACGTCGATAGTTCCGACCAGGAGAGCGACACCCTTCAAATCGGGCCGTATTCCATCGTTGCCTCTACGGAGCGGATTCATGTCGGTTTCGGGCGAGTCCCCTCGCTGAGCTTTACGGTCTATGAGTCGTTGACAGTTACATCGTCGGACCGCATGACCCCCGACGATGTCGATGTTGTGGCATTCATGCGCGAGAACACTTTCGGTGATGCCCTGCGCGCCATCGTGCTGCGCGAGACGGAGAACTACGTCTCAGCCATCCAGTATTCAGACGGGCTGGCGCAAGCTTATGGGGAGACGGGCTGACAGTTGCAAAAATACAACGCAAGAAAAGTGCGGGAAGTGCTTGACATTGCTCGCACGCTTTGCCACAATCTCACTCATGCCAACCGGATAGGCCGAGCGGCAGAAAAGGAGAGATCAAGTGACAACAGTCTTCATTACCCGCCACGAAAAACCTTCTACCGGCTCGCATCTGATCGAGGCCGAATGCGGCAAGCATCGCGCTCACATCTGGGTGTCTTCGCATCACGTCATGGTCTGCTGCCTCAATGCCTCGCACCGCGCTTGGGGTGGTCTCGGGAAGCGGTTTGACACCATTGAAGACGCATTCGCTGGCTACAAGTCGGCGGCTATGCAATCGATTCTGCGGGCCGCATCTGATGCGGTGCGCGCAGCATGACCCCCCTCTGGCCCTTCCCCGCCTTCCCCCGCACCGCCCGGGCGGCGCGGGCGGAACAGCCGCGCCCCATCGCCAAACCGCGCAGCAGCAAGCCGCGCAGCAAGCCGCGCAGCAGCAAGCCGCGCACAACCGAGCAAGGAATTTTCTGATGACCGACTACCAGACTCGCAAGGCCCGCATGGAGCCGCACGCCCGCGATCCGTGGTGGGCGTGGCCCTTCGCCATTGCCTGCGGCGTGCTGTGGGCAACCGCTCTCGTTTACGGGTTCTGACCAATGTACAGCACCCTCACTACCAAGCATCTCAGCGATGCCATCACGGTCCTGTACCGCGTTGCTTACGACAAAGAGCAGTCTTACGAATTGCAAGCCGCTGCGATGAAAGCAGCGGTGGCCCTTGAGGTCAACGGACTGGGCCAGCGGGTCGAAGTGCGCGAGGAGGCGTGAGCATGGAAGGCTACCCGATCAAGGTCCGGGGCGCTCAGTTGGTCGCGCATATCAACTGGAAGTGGACAAGCATTACGCACAACGAACTGTATTTGGCCATTGAGTACCCTGATGGCCGCGATGCGGAGTGGACCGCGCACCTCCGCGAAGAGGAGTATGACGACATTGACCGGCAAGTGATGGCCCAGATGCGCGGGCGGGGCTACGACATCTAACCCACCCTCCCCCGCAAGGGGGGGGAATATAGGACAACCATGATCTACACCACACTCAACCGCGTGCGGGAACACCACCCATGCGCTGACGGCTGGCGCAAACTGCTGACGCATCTCAACAAGACGCAGGCAGACGACGAGCCGCTGGCGCTCGCCACGATCCTCCAGTCTAACGGTCTGGACGACGCAATCTGGTGCCTGCGAGCAGTCGATGGCCACGAGAAGGAGATGCGCCTCTACGCTGTCTGGTGTGCACGGCAGGTGCAGCACCTGATGAAAGACCCACGCAGTCTGGCCGCGCTCGACGTTGCGGAACGCCACGCGCATGGACAAGCGACGGATGATGAGTTGGCCGCAGCGGGGGCCGCAGCGTGGGCCGCAGCGTGGGACGCAGCAAGGGAAGCAGCGTGGGCCGCAGCGTGGGCCGCAGCGAGTGCCGCAGCGGTGGCGGCGTGGGACGCAGCGTGGGACGCAGCGAGTGCCGCAGCGCGTGAGGCGCAGATCGCTGAGTTCGTTCGTGTGTTCTGTCATAACTGAAGGAGAACCAACATGGCCATATCACTCAAGTCCACCTCCGACGCTCACGAATCTGGCGTTGACATCCTCGTGTACGGCGCTGCCGGCGCAGGTAAGACCAGTCTCATCCCAACCCTTCCCGCGCCCATCATCCTGAGCGCAGAGGGTGGCCTGCTGTCGATTGCGGGCGCGGCGCTGCCCTACATCGAGATCAACAACATGGAGACGCTGCGCGAAGCGTGGGACTGGCTCGCGCACTCGGCCGAGGCGCAGCAGTACCAGTCGGTGGCGCTGGACAGCATCAGCGAGATCGCTGAGGTGGTCCTGGTGGGCGAAAAGAAGGCGGCAAAAGACCCGCGTCAAGCCTACGGGGCCATGCAGGAAGCCATGAGCGACATCATCCGCGCCTTCCGCGACTTGCCTGGGCGAAACGTCTACATGAGCGCCAAGCTCGAAAAGCAGCAGGACGAGATGGGGCGCGTGCTCTACTCGCCATCGATGCCCGGCAACAAGACGGGCCAGAGCCTCCCGTACTTTTTCGACGAGGTTTTGGCCCTGCGCGTCGAGAAAGATTCCGAGGGCGTGCCCCAGCGGGCGCTGATGTGCCACAGCGACGGTGTGTGGCAGGCGAAGGACCGCAGCGGCAGACTGGACACTTGGGAGACGCCGGACCTTGGAGCGTTGATTGCAAAGATTGGGGGGAAAGCGTGAGCGCACTGGAGACTCAGATCAACGGCAAGCATTACAAGGAGCTTGCCATCCAGCCCGTGGAGTTCATCCACGCCAACGGCATCGGCTACATGGAGGGCAACGTCATCAAGTACGTCACCCGCTGGAAGGCAAAAGGCGGGCTGGCCGACTTGGAGAAGGCGAAGCATTACATCGAACTGTTGATCGAACTGGAACAGAAGCAGGCTGCGCCGAGCTTTGCCGCTTGGACTGAGGGGGTATCCCGATGAGACTCCAACACCTCGCCGAGGCCTGGATGCAGGCCAAAGAGGATGAGCGCGCCGCCACCGAGCGCCGCCGCGAGATCGAGGATCAGATCCGATCGCTCGCCAACATCGCGGACGATTCGGAGGGCGTCCAGAACGTCGATGCTGGGCTTTGGAAGGTCAAAGTGACCTGCCGCCTCGACCGGAAGGTGGACAGCGACAAGGTCCAGGAACTCGCTTACGAGAACGGGCTGACCGATCACCTCGCCACCCTGTTCCGCTGGAAACCCGAGATCAACATGAAGGCCTGGGACGCAGCCGCGCCTCAGATCACCACCGCGCTGGCCGGCGCGATCACCACGAAACCCGGCCGTCCCTCGTTTGCCATTCAACCCAAGGAGTAAGCCAAATGGCCCAACTGAACGAAGTCTTTGAAGTCGCATCTCTCCCCGTCGGCAACGGCGGCAACTATGACCCGCTGCCTGCCGGGTGGTACGACACCACCATCGCCGCGGCCGAGGTCAAGCCCACGAAAGACGGGACTGGCCAGTACATCAAGATCAAATATCAGGTGACCGGCCCCACGCACAGCGGGCGGGTGGTATTCGGCAACATCAACGTGAGGAACGCTTCGCAAAAAGCCGAGGAGATCGGCCGGCAACAACTCGGCGAACTGATGCGGGCGCTCAACATCCCACGCCTGACCGACACCGATCAACTGATCGGCGGGATGCTGGGGATCAAGCTCGACGTTCGCGCAGCGACGGAGCAGTACGCGGCGCAGAACGAGGTGCGGGGGTTTCGAGCGGGCAACGGCATGGCTGGCATGGCCGGCGATGTGCCGACCTTTGCGCCGACGAAGCCGACTGCCGCGCCGAGCAAGGGCGCTGCGCCGCCGTGGGCTAAGCGTTAAGCCAAAAAAAATCCCCCGCTGCGGTGCTGCATTGCGCAGTCGCTAGCGGGGGCAAGTTTCAACCCGCAGGAGACAGGAGAGAACATGGAACTACCACAGCCCCAGCATAGCATAGCCGCGCTGATTGACAAGGCCCATGAGGAGCGGGCTGCTGCTGACCCCGAGCGGTTTCGCGAGCACCTGGGCGGCAGCGTGCTCGGCCACCCGTGCGCCCGGTGGCTCTGGCTGTCGTTTCGCTGGGCGGTGGCCCCCAGCTTCCCGGGGCGCATCCTGCGATTGTTTCGCCGTGGCCAGAACGAGGAGGCGCAGATTGTCAGCGACCTGCGGGCCATTGGCATCGACATCCGCGAGACGGGCGACCACCAGCGGCGCATCTCGCCCGCCCCGCACCTGGGCGGAAGCATCGACGGGATCATCTATTCCGGCGTGCCGGAAGCGCCGGCCAAGCGCCACATTGCCGAGTTCAAAACGCATAGCGCCAAGTCTTTCGACAAGCTGGAGCGCGAAGGCGTCAAGAAGGCGCACCACCAGCATTGGGTGCAGATGCAGGTTTATATGCACGGGACGGCGGACAAAATCGACCGCGCCCTGTATGTCGCTGTCTGCAAAGATGACGATCGCCTGTACACCGAGCGGGTGGAGTATGACAAGCAGGCGGCTGAGAAGGCGATCCAGCGGGGGAAAGACATCGTTTCAGCCGACCGCCCGCCGCTCCGCATCAACGGCGATCCGTCTTGGTGGCAATGCAAGATGTGCCAAGCGCACGACCTGTGTCACGGGTCCAAGCTGACCCGCGAGGTCAACTGCCGTACCTGTGCCCACAGCACGCCGCTGGATGACGGCCAATGGCGCTGCGAGCGCCATGACGCTGACGGCATTCCGGTCGAGTACCAGCGCACCGGCTGCGAGAGCCATGCGCTGCACCCAGACCTTGTGCCGTGGGAAATGGACAAACCGGTGGATCAGTGGACGCCGGTATTCATCATCAACGGCAAGCGTGTCGCCAACGGCGAGGCCGACGCGCACATCTTCAGCAGCCGCGAGATTGTCGCCAACCCCGCCGCCTGCGACCCCGAGGATGAGGAGTTGCGGGGGCTGCGGGAGGGGTTGGAGGGGAGGGTGGTGGGGTGAGAGTCCTAGTCGCTTGCGAATATAGCGGGGCCGTCCGCGATGCCTTTATTGCCGCCGGCCACGATGCCATGTCCTGCGATTTGCTGCCGACCGACGCAACCGGGCCTCATTATCAAGGCGATGTCCGAGATGTGATCGGCAATGGCTGGGATCTGATGGTGGCGCATCCTCCATGCACTTACTTGGCAGTCAGCGGGATGCACTGGACAAAACGAGGTCTGCGCGATCCTCAACTGACGGAAGATGCGCTCGACTTTGTGCATTTGCTGATGGATGCGCCAATCCCGCGCATTGCTGTCGAGAATCCCGTCAGTGTGATCAGCAGTCGCATCCGAAGGCCGGATCAGATTGTGCAGCCGTGGATGTTTGGACATGACGCTAGCAAAAAGACTTGCCTGTGGCTGAAGAACCTGCCGCCGCTAAGACCGACTCATATGGTCGAGCCGCGCACAATCAACGGCAAGCCGCGATGGGGAAACCAGACGAATAGCGGCCAGAATCGGCTAGCCCCGAGCGCCGACCGCTGGAAGATCCGTAGCGAGACTTATGCCGGCATTGCTCAAGCTATGGCGCAGCAGTGGGGGGTTCTATGAACCTCCGACCCTACCAACAACACGCCTTGGATCAACTCTACGACTGGCTCTCCAACAACCCAGGCCACCCGGTCATCAACCTGCCAACCGGAAGCGGCAAGTCTATCGTCATCGCTGAACTATGCCGGCAGGCGGTGCAGCAATGGCCTGAGACGCGCATTCTCATGCTCACCCGCAGCTTGGAATTGATCGAGCAGAACGCTGCCAAGCTGCGGGCAATCTGGCCCGGTGCCCCGATGGGGATTTATAGCGCCAGCATTGGTCGCAAGGAACTGGACGAACCCATCACGATAGGCGGGCCGCTGTCCATCGTCAATGCGCTGGACCGAATGAAGCACATCGATCTGTGCTTGGTCGATGAATGCCATGACATAAGCCACCGAGACGAGGGCAGTTACCGGGAGATCATCAAGCACTTGATGAGCCTAAACCCTGCCATGCGCGTGATCGGGTTCACCGCTAGCCCTTTCAGAATGGGGCATGGGCTTATCACGGACAAGCCTGCCATCTTCGACGCCATCATCGAGCCAACGTCAATCTTGGAGTTGATCGAGCAGGGCTTTCTGTCGGTGATGCGAAGCAAGACGACCGCGCTTACCTATGACCTGAAGGGGGTCAAGAAGCGCGGCGGGGACTATGTAGAGGCCGACCTTCAGCGAGTCATCGACACTGACGACAACAACGCGCAGATGGTCCGCGAAGTGATCGAGCGCGCAGGAGATCGCAAGTCCTGGATGTTCTTTTGCTCGGGCGTGGCTCACGCTGAGCACGTTTCCGAATTGCTTAATCAGCATGGTGTGAGCGCGGTTCCAGTCACCAGCATGATGCGCAAGGAGGAGCGTGCGACTGCAATTGCAGCCTTCCGTTCCGGGGCTATCCAAGCGGTGACCAACGTCAACTGCCTGTCCACCGGCTTCGACCATCCTGAGATTGATCTGCTGGTGCTGGCCCGCCCAACGATGTCCCCAGGCTTGTACCTTCAGCAAGTCGGGCGAGGCTTGCGTGTTGCACCCGGCAAGCGGGACTGCTTGGTTCTCGACTTTGCCGGCAATGTCGCCCAACACGGCCCCATCACCGCCGTGCAGCCGCCTCGCTCGGCAGGCTCAGGCGATGGCGATGCGCCGGTCAAAGTTTGCGATGCCTGCGCCGAGCTATGCCACATCTCGGCCAAGGAGTGTCCTGCTTGTGGGCACCCGTTCCCGCCGGCCAAGAAAGAACCGCTGACGCTGCGCTCGGACGACATCCTTGGCCTAGAAGGGCTGGTGCTAGAGGTTGGCTCATGGCGCTGGCGAAAGCACGTTAGCCGCACCAGCGGGCTTGCCATGTTGGCTGCGACGTATTACGGGCAGGCTCTAAGCGATCCGTCCATCACCGAATACTTCCCCGTGCTGCACGAGGGCTACGCCGGCCAGAAGGCTCTAGCTGCGGTCGCAAGCATCGCCAACGCATCGCAGGCCGATGGTGGCCTGTTCAGTCACCAGACACTAGAGGAGATCGCTTATGGGCTTTCGCAAGCCACCGCGCCGTCGCGCATTGAGTACAAGCGAGACGGAAAGTTTCATCGAATCCTCCGGCGATCCTGGGAGCAAGCGCACGCAACCGTCTGAGGCTGCCCGCCAGCCCAACGAGGCCCGCCTCCCATCAGAGCACGTCGAGCAGCGCGAGTTCGTCGCATGGTTCCGCAAGCGGTATGTGGGCGTGAGGATCATCGCCATTCCAAACGGCGGCATCAGGGGCGCAGCAGCGGGGGCAAGGCTCAAGGCCGAGGGTGTGTCGCCGGGTGTTCCAGATTTGTACATTCCAGCATGGAAGCTGTGGATCGAGATGAAGCGCCAGCGGGACTACACCGTGGCCAAAGAGCAACGAGACTGGATTGACTACTTGCAGAAGATTGGAGACTGTGCGATTGTGTGTCGGGGCTTCGCTGAGGCTCGCACACTAGTGCTTACATGGAGAGGTGAAGATGAGTAACGTCCGAAAGTCAGCCTACCTGACGATCCGCCTGCCCGAGAAGGTGGCGGCAACGATCCGGGCAATGGCCGACGCTGAGAAGCGCAGCTATGCCAACCAAGTGTGGCACCTGATCGAAGTTGGCCTGAAGGCTGAGCAGGAGAAGGTCAATGCTAGCCGCCCTTGACATATTCCGGCGCAAGCCACCGCTTGCCATCGCCCAGCAGGAACTGGAGGAAGCCACCCGGCAACTGCTGTTGGCTCAGTCGGGTCAGGAGTACGCGGCGAGGATGGTGCAGTACCACCAGGATCGCATCAAGCGACTGCGGGCTTATGTGGAGGCTGAGAAATGAAATGGTATGAGCTTGAGGATGAGAAGGCGAGACAGGCTCACGCTCGCTTGTCTCTGGAGTTGCCTGTGCATTTTCATTCGCCGCTGAAGATTAGCCAGCCGGTAGAAAAAGATGAACGACAGGATGAATACATACCCGCGTGGAAGCGCAGAGGAGTGTGGGATGTCTGACCTACGAACCGCCGCCCAGCAGGCGCTGGAGGCGTTGGAGGCGTATTTGAGCGATGAGTTGCGCCCCTACGAGGCAGCGAAAACTGCCGACGCCCTCCGCGCCGCGCTGGCGCAGGCCAATGCTGGAAACCCGATCACCGACTACTGGTTTGAGCACTATGTAAAGCGCGGGCTGTGCAGCTTGTGCGGCAATTACGGAGTCATTGACACGAGAGGAACAAGGACGCCTGCTGGCGTTGCTGTTGGTGCGTTGCATTTCTGTATTTGCCCGAACGGGCAAAAGCGGCGCGAGGCCGGGCGCGCGCTGGCGCAGGAGCCCGAGCCGGTGCAGGAGCCGGCTTGCAGTTGCAGCCTACGAGGCAGGCTGGTCGGTGACGGCTGCGAGGTATGCAACCCAGAGTTGGCAGCGGAACTGCGGCAGCAGCCCGAGCCGGTGCAGGAGCCGGTGGCGTGGATGTGGAAAGAGCGCGTGAATGGCGATTTTGATAGCGCGTGGCGGGTAACAAGATGCGAACCCCCACCCTACGCAATCGAACAGCAACCCCTCTACACCGCACCCACCCCGCGCAAGCCTGAGACTGAGCAGGAGCCGGTGGCGTGGAGGGTGATGCTGCCGGACGGGTATCAGTTCGTATACGACGAAAGAATGCTGCGAGTTATCGACGAGGGCATTCACGCGACCAGACAGCCCCTCTACACCACCCCACCCCAGCGCCCGCCGCTGACGGATGAGGAGATTCTTGCGGCTGTTGGCTGGGAACGTTCTGAGATGTACATGAAGCTGGTCTCAAACTTCCCAGTGGATGAAGCGAAACAAGAAACGCTGAAAAATGCCCGCGCCGTCGAGCGCAAGGTGAGGGGAGTGTGGTGATGAACGACAAGCTACTGATCGACCGCGCAACGATTGCGCAGGCGCTGGAGGCGTTCCGCATGTGCGTGCCTATGGACGGCAAACATGCCGAGGTGGATGCCGCATTCAGGAATCTCCGCGCCGCGCTGGCGCGGCAGGCTGAGCCGGTGGCAGCCGTTGCAGAAAATGCAACAGCTCAACAGCGCGTTGTCGAGACGCCTCCGTCCGATTACCGGCGCGGCTACTGGGACGGATTCAACATCGGCAAACGCGAGGGGCGCATTGAGGCAGAAGACGCCCTGGCGCAGCAGCCCGAGCCGGCGCAGGAGCCGGTGGCGTGGATTCAACCCGACCATCTTCAGAAGGCTCGTGTTGCGCCGTTCCTGTGTCGTGTCGAGCCGACGCAGCGGTGCGCTGATTTTGTCGCCATCTACACCACCCCGCCCCAGCGCCCGTCGCTGACGGATGAGGAGATCACAGACGCCGTGCGAGAGGCCGACCTTGATTGGCAGGCGGGCTGGACGCTAGACGAGCATGAGCCAAACCGATTTACCACGCTTGCCCGCGCCATCGAGCGCAAGGTGAGGGGAGAGAAGGAATGAGCCGGTGCCTGCTGCACAAGGGCAAGCTCAACGCCTTCCAGATGTGGCTCGACAAGAAGCACATCCAGCGCAGGTCGGGGCGTGGGGAGTACCAAGTCATGCAAGTTGCGCTGCCCGATGGGCAGTGGGGCGTGGTGTACGACCGGATCGAAGCGCCTGAGCATTACACAGTGACTGCACCGATGGAGTACCTCGTGCGGCGCTTCATTCAATCACAGAAAGGAGAGAAGGAATGAGCACACAACCCGAAGCCCTGCGGCTGGCTGATGCGCTCGGCAATCTGGAGGCTACCGGACACTGCAGCGACTCCGTTTCGCTCACGGATCGCAGCGAAGCAATCGCAGACGCAGCCGCCGCCGAACTGCGCCGCCTCCATGCGGATGTCGAGCGCCTGACGAGGGAGCGCGATGCGCTGCTGGAGGCGCTGAAACGCGCTGAACCACTGCTTATTGGTCCGATTCTTTTACAGGCCCGCGCCGCCATCAAGGCGGTGGAGGAGGGGAAATGAACTTCATTCATCAAGGGGACTGGCGCAATACGCCCGTCAGCAAGGAGTGGCTGGTTAGCCAGCATTTAGATGTTTCAGCTATCCATATCAGCAACGAGCACGCAGAGATACGGAATGAGTTACGCGCCCTGTCAGAGATCGTGCAGGCCATGCTGCTGCGGATGCCGGATGACGATCTGCGGGCGGTGGCCGAGACCATAGGGTTTCGTGTGGCGGAGGAGGGGAAATGACCCGCACCCTTGCAGTAAAGGTAGCCGAAGGGCTACGCAATCAAGGTTGGGGGATTCATGGCTACGGTGGCACATGGGCCGGGGCTATGCGTCCGCTGGAGGAGTATGTCCAGCGCAGGATTGAGCGGGCGGTGAAGGCCGAGCGGGAGGCCCTCATCGACATCGTAGCCATGCACGGCGGCAGCGTTGAGATCGAAGCTGCCATCCGCGCAAGAGGAGAGAAGAAATGACCACCAAATCCGACCGCAACCTGCACAGTTGCAACTACCACTGCACCCGCCCCGAGTGCATCCTCGCCCAGCGCAACGAACTGCGCGACCGGCTGGCTATGCAGAAGCCACGCCTGTGGGTACTCAAGGACAACCCCGGCATCTCGACTATGCGCGAGCCGTCGGAGAAAGCATTGTGGGAACCGTTGGGGAACATTGTATGAGCACACAACCCACCGCCATCTTCTTAGCGGAAGTCATGGAAAACGACCCGGCATCGAAAATGCATCACGACCAATCCGCCGCCGAACTGCGCCGGCTGCACGAACTGGCGCTAGAGCACCAAGGGAAGATTTACGCGCTGGAGATGGCGCGGTCGATGGAACAAAAGACAGCTAAGCTGAAGCAAGATGCGCTGCTGGAGGCGTTGAGGGCGACGCTGGAGGTGTGGGAGGAAGACCCGGCTTACGGGCACGCTAGTGCAGAGAAAGCCCGCGCAGCCATCGCCAAAGCGGAGGGGAAACTATGACCGACAAAGAAATGCTGGAATACGCTGCGAAGGCGATTGGTTTGCGCGTTGGGCGCGAGCCAAACGGACTAGAACGCGGCCGATACGACTTGTACTGGAGTCTGATTCATCGAGAACTAGTATGGCATGACAAAACCGCAGGGTCTGAATACCCTGAACCAGTATTTTGGAACCCCCTCACCGACGACGGCGATGCGCTGCGGCTGGCGGTGCGGCTTGGCCTTCACGCAAGGCAGTTTCCGATTATTGACGATGGCTTTGACGCCCCGCTCGGGATGGTCGAGGTGTGGCGTGTGGATGGCGACGATCCGATGCACGTTGAGTTTTTGCGTAGCGGTGATGACAGGCTTGCAGCCACCCGCCGTGCCATCGTCAGGGCTGCTGCTGAAGTAGGGAGGAAGGGGAATATCGTATGAGCATGATCCGCTCCAAACAAGTCAAGATGAACGCCATTCTGACCATCCGCGTCATCAAGCTGCTTTTCTACAACGAGATGACCGCGCATGATATCGCGGAGGAAACGGGGCTGCATCTGGTCACCGTCTCCCGCTACGTTAGGGAGATGCACAAGGCCAAGCTGGCCCACATCGTCGGATGGGAAAAAGACTCCAAAGGCCGGGACGCCACTGCTGTGTGGCAGTTTGGCTATGGGCGCGACAAGCCCCGCGCAAAAACCCCGGCAGCCGAGCGCCAGCGCACCTACAAGCAGCGACTGGCGCAGAAAGAGATGATTCAACGGATGGCAGGACAACTGAAGGAGGCAGCGTGACCATCATCAACACCATCGACCAAAACATCATCAACGTCATCCGCTGGGCCGAGGCTCGCAAGATCATCCCCCGCAGCACCCCGATGGCCCAGGCCATCAAGACGCATGAGGAAGTGGGGGAGTTGCTCTCTGCCCTGCTACGCAACGATGCGGCTGAGATCGAAGATGCCTACGGTGACATCCTGGTGACGCTTATCATCGGCGCGGATCTTGCGGGCGTTGACCTGCGCTTGGCGCTTCAGCGAGCCTACAACACCATCAAAGATCGCAAGGGCTATTTGCGCAGTGATGGGGTGTTTGTCAAAAATGGCGTCTAGCAAAAAGCCTCGCAAGGCATACAAGCCTCGCATGGTCAACGCGCCAGTCACTGAAGGGCTAGTCCAGATGTTCACTGAATGCCTGGACTTAGCCGAAACGGGCCTGCATCTGCGTGTACCAACCACCGATCACTTTGACGCTGTCGCAGCCGTGCTCAACGTAGTCGGACCATGCACGATGCGCAAATTTGGCGAGCGCCATGAGTGGACGATTGCAATGAGCAGCGCAGCGCTTGCCTTCAACGCAGCAGCAGATCGCGCCGAAGCACGCCGCAAAGCAGGCAAGGAGGAGGCTCTTGAAAAAATCTATGACAGCGAACTGCTCGCCATCTCGCGCGGTATCGACGCTGCGCGCGCCGCTATCCCACACCTTGACATCCGATCTATGGCCGAGCAGCGGTATCGCAATTTGGCGCGGAAATCCCAATGAGCGCTTGCCCTGACTGCGGCTCATGGGACTCTCGCGTCTTGGAATCCCGAAGGAGACCTGAAACCGGCTGGCATTACCGCAGGCGCGAGTGCCTCAACTGCGATCATCGCTGGGGCACTTACGAGGTGCCGGCGCAGGATGTCAATGTGGGAGACCCTGACGATGAAACGCAGACTGCCTGAAGAATCGCTGCCAATCCTGTTCTTCACCGGGCTAGCTTTGGCCTGCATCGTAGGCTTGACGCTCGGGCTTACCGCAGCGATTGCGGTGACGGTGTTCAGGTGGTTAACCTGATGCCGTGGGTTCTAGTGCGCAAACTCATTGGACCGGGGAGCTACTGGGGGATGTCGCGCGAACACTTGGAATCTGCCATCACTCGCGCCCGTGGCATGGGGCGCGAGGATGCAGCAGAGCACATTGCCATCATCCTAGACTTGCGCAACCAAGTCGCTTTTGACGACCCGCCTAGCGCTGCGTCTTGTCCATCTGACGCTTGTCCATCTGACGAATGAACTCTTCAATGTCGCGCCCCGGAACAGAGACTTCTTCTTTGGAAAGAAACTGCTCAATGTCGCCGGGCTCTTTTTCCGTTGCCGGCGGCGCAGGCAATGCAGAGATAGCCGCGCCAGACGTTGCTCCAAGCTCTCGACTAGTTGCCGCTGCCTGACGAGGTACGGCACGCTCAGCGTACTTCTCAAGCACTCTTACGACATCAGCGACATCCTGCGGGCTCTTGCTCATCAGCATGCCGGCGAGCTTGTCGGCCATTTCCTCGGTCATCGTGGTCTTGTACAGTGCCCGCGATGCCATGCCAGTTAGTGACGACATCCATCCGCCCGTCAGCGCTTGGGCGGCAGCTTGCGTCACGCTCTCTTCGCCCTCAAACTTTTCGCGCATGGCGGTGCGCTTGCCGGTTTGCGACCCGCGAAGGATCTGATTGGCCTGCTTGAACAGTTGAGACTCCCGCGCGACAGCAGCCTCAAAGAGCCTGTAATGCGCAGGGCTGTCAAAGAGCACCTGCATCTTGGCTTTTGTTTCAGGAGACTCTAGCAGCGCAGCAGCGTTTATGTTGCGGCTGGTGCTGAAAATCTTACCGTACATATCTCGCACGACACCAGTGCGGAAAGCATCTTTCTCGGCATTGGTCATGCCGCTGACGAGCTTGGCGACCTCCTCGTGGTCGAGCTTGCCAAAGTCTCGATATCCAGATTGCAGGGCATCCAGAATTTCGCGGTCGCCAGCGTAAGTGTCCAGAGCTTGCCGGTACTCAGGAACCACTTCTTTGGTGCGATCCCGCAAAGCGTTGCGCAGATCCTTCATGGCCGACGTAGACGCGAGCGTAGCCGCGTTGTCGGACTTGTAGCCTGCGGTGATTTGAGCGTCTAGCGCTCGCTTCATGTAATCCAGCGTGCGGACATCCGGCACAGTGCCGGCAACCTCTACATCAATCGGAGCCCCGGTCTTGGGGTCGTATTGAACTTTGTAGATGTCGCGCAGTTTGAATGCATTAGGATCAAACGGCTGGCCACTGCGCATAGCATTGACCTGAGCAGCAGCGGCATCAGAGTCCGCAATCTTGCGCGCCGTGTCCCATGCGCCCTTGAACTGCGGAAGGGCCAACATCTCCATGATCTGCGGGTCATCAACTTCACCAAAGGCGTAAGCGCGCTGATACGCAGGCGCAGCCTTGCTGCGAAGATCATTCATCAAGCGCTCTTCCTCCGCATAAAATTCCCCAGGCTGAAGCCCCTTGCGCGCCTGTTGATAGACGCGCTCGCGCCCGCCGGCCTGTTGTTGAGTGAGCGTTTGTTCGACCTTGCGAGTGCCTCGCCCTGTTCGCTGAGCCAGCGTCTCTGCGAGATCAGCTAGTGCGGGATCGACGTTTGCCACCGTTGATGGCACACCCATCGCACGGTCGCGGCGCATGGCTTGTTCAATCTGTTGAGGCGTAAGACGCGCCTCGCCCATCGCCTCGGTGAACTTTTGCGCTGCGCGCTCAGTAGACCGGGCGGAAGAGGGGGCCAGTCTTTCAAACGCCCATTTGGCAAAGCTGCTGCCGCCACGAACCAACGGTGGCAGCGCCGCGCCAAACGCAGCCCCTATGCCGCCGCCAATCAGTGCGCCTGTGTCGCGGCTTTCTTCCGTTGCCGATCCCGCGCCACTGATTGCGCCAGTCGTAGCACCAGTTGCAACGGCCCTGGTGATGGGCCGTGCGGCGATCCTTCCAAGCGCGCCAGTAATTTGAGCCGCCCCGGCAGGCTGGCCGCCCGGCACAAGCATCATTGCTGCTCCCGGCAGCACTCCACCACCCAATTCGCTGACGAAACTGGTGATGGGTGCTTTTTCGGCAAACGTGCCGTATTCGCCGCGAATTTGCTTGAGCAGATCCTCGTATGAGCCTTGGCCGAGGCGCGAGCGCAGCCATGCTTCTGCTTCGTCGCCCCATCCCATGCCGAGACCTTGACCAAGCGCCCCACGGGCGCCGCCGATCAAAGCCTCGCGCGGTGTCATGTTGTCGGCCATTACTGCGCTCCTTCAATTGACGGGGTAGTGGTGCGGAATTGGCCGGAGCGGATGAGGTTGACACGCTCTTGCTCTCGGATTTTGCGCGCTTTCAGCAGCCGGTAGGTGTTGGCCATGATTAGTTCGCGCTCGGTTTTGCTCTTGCTGTCCAGACCTTCCAAGTCCATGAGAGCCGCGCGTTCGCCTTCAGTCGGGTTGCCGCCAAAGGATGCGCGCAGTTTCTCAATTGCGCCTCGGCCCAACAGATTGCGTTGTGCGCGGGTAGCCAGCACGCGCGGATCATCAGGGTCCATTTGCTCAGTGACTTTTTGCTGAGCAATGCCAGCCCAAGTACCGTCAAAGGTGTCTGGATTGATAGCAAACGCCCGTGCAAGCACCGAAATCGAATCGTTCAACGCGCCGAGCGTTTGGATGCCTTCATCCAGCATCTTGGTCTCGGTCGGCGAAAGCTTTTGAGCCTCAGTGGCTTTGCGAGCAGACTCTTCCTGCTTGATGCCGAGACCGGCTTGCGCTACACCAAGATTGCCTTGAGCGATTGCAAGCTGTGCCTGCTTAAACATCTCGCCGGAAGCAAGCTTGCGCTCAACATACGAACTCACAAAGTCGTTGTAATCCTTCGTGCCTGGAGAAAGGCCCATGTCCGCAGCCGCTTTCCCAGCCTCAGACTGCGGGCGCCCGCTCTTCATGTATTCCATCAGCAACGCCCGCCGATCTTTCATCTCTTCGCCAGCCAGCCCGCGCAGCGAGGCGACGTCTTCGCGCGCGGCGCCGACGCGCGACTTGGCGATCTCCATCGCAAGCTGACGGCGCATCTGCTCATCAGCCCTGCGGGTGGCCCTAATCTCTTGCCGATGCGAAGCAAGTTCCTTGCCCACCGCGCCCAAAGTCTCCCCTATCGTGCCGGTCCGCGTCGGAGCACCAAAAGCTGCTGCAAGCCGGAAATAAAGCTCAGCCTTGTCCGGGGGGTCACGTTCGCTTGTGGCCATTTGGCGCAGCATCTGCTCAAAATTGGCGCTCTCTGCTGCTGCCCGTTCGCGCGCAGCACGCAGTTCCGGTCCATAGGACGATTCTTGCCCCATGTAGCGCTGCACCATCGACATCAGATCCATCGCAGGCGGCGACACAGGCGTCGTGGGGGTCGCAGGAGGCACAACAGGCTGCGCAGCAGGAGAATCAATGATTGCCGGAGCCATTGGCGCAGGCATGGCAGGCGCAGGCATAGCAGGCGCAAGCATGGCAGGCTCGACACCTCGCGGCATGACCAGTCCTGGCACATCAGATCCCATGCTCAGTTCCGTCTCAAACTCCTGCTCTTCTTCGCCGTCCCGACCGCCGCGCGCAAACTTGCGAACCGTCCCGCCGTTGGCGTATTTGCGCGCCAGCGCATGGACTCCGCCACCGTGTGCGTAACCGGATGGGGGTTCAGAATACATACCCTCGCTTGGCACCGTTGCACTAGCCCCCGACCAAGCAGTCCCAGCCGGCCTGCCCAGCAGGACATTGCGAGCCTCCATCATTTGCTGGTCGGTCGCGCCGCGTGCCCGCGCCTGCTGAATGATCTGATCTTCCGTCATCCCTTGCGTGGAAAGCTGACGGTAGTAGTTCGCAAGCCCCTGCGGGCTCATGTCGAGCACGCCACCAGTCGGCACAACACTGGGCGCGGCTGGCGCGGCCGGCGTTGCCTGCGTTTGTCCTGCAAGCTGATTGGCCTGAGCCCACGAACTGCCAGCAGGAACACCCAGCAGCAGATTGCGAGCCTCATTCATCTGCGTATCAGTGACCCCCCTGCCACGAAGGTGCGAAACCATTTCCGACTCAGGCATCCCTGCCGTCCGCGCAAGCCCATAATAGTCTGCAAGCGCTTGCGGTGTGCGACCCTGCTCACCAGGAACCGCAGGACGCAGTGTGGCAGCCGGAGCGCGCAGCACGTTGCCCCAGTAGTTGCCAGTCGCATCATAAATGTCACGGTTGCTGATGCCAGTGGCTTGCTGCGCCGCACGAATCTGCTCATTAGACGCGTTGGGGTTCGCCGCAACTGCCGAGCGAATCTGATCCTGCAACCCTTGCAGACCAATCCCGCCGGGTGAAGTTACGCCTTGCACCGCAGGCGACGCATCACTGTAATCGCCCGCAGGCGTCGTGCGAAACTGCGCCTGAAGATACTGCGGCGTGTTCGCAATCCTGCTGATGAAGTCCTGTCGATACTGATCGTAAGCGGCGCGGGTCGCGTCAGTGGCTTCCTTGGGTGGCGGGGCAATCGTTGGCGTTGCAACACCCAGTTCGCGCATCAGACGATTGAGTTCAAAGCCCATTTTTTACCCCTTATCCCAGATTCTGAAGCCCGCGCCCGACCAGCGCCAGTTGCGCCAGTTGCGTGAGCCCCGATGGAGAGTATGCTTGACCAGTTGCTTGCGTCGAACTGGTTTGCGTGGTTGGCGTAATCGGGGCGATGCCACGCAGTTGATTGTTGAGCCACTCGGCCTGCTGCCTAGCATAATCCCGTTCAGCCGCAAACTGCTGGTAAGCAGCATCGTATTGGCGTTGTTGCTGCGCCTGCTGAGAGGCGCCGGCAGCTTCCAGCGACGCAACATCAGCGGCGCGAAGACCTTGCTCTTGTTGAGCCAGCGTTGCAATTTGTTGCAGAGCCGACTGTTGCCGTGCAAGATCAGTTGAGCGTGCGGTCGCTGCCGTATTCGCAAGGTTCGTCAGCGCGGCCTGTTGGCCGGCAGTCAGATTGCCCATCAGTTGGGCCTGCTGGCCGTACTGCTGCGCCCCCTGCAACTGCTGCCCAATCGCCGACTGTTGCAACCCAGCCAGAGCCTGCCCGCCTTGCAAGATTGCCTGCTGTTGGGCGCTTGTCAGTGCGCCAACATTCTGGCCAATCTGCCCAAGCTGCGCAGCGCCAGTCAAGCGCTGGCCAATCGCGGCCTGCTGTGTCCCGGCGAGAGCTTGCCCGACATTCAGCAACGCGGCTTGCTGCGCCTGAGTCAAGCCGCCAAGCGTCTGACCAACCTGCCCCATCTGCGCCGCGCCTGCGAGTTGCTGCGCGATTTGTTGCTGATACGCGCCCTGCGCGGCTTGTCCCGCTCCCAGCAGCGTAGCCTGTTGCGCTTGCGTGAGGCCGCCGAGGATTTGGCCCATCTGGCCCAGTTGCGTGCCGCCAGACAACATCCTAGTCAGATCCGCCTGCTGCGCTGCCTGAGAGGCTTGCGCGGCTTGCAGCGCGGCGGCCTGCTGTTGCCCGCCAAACGTGCCCGCAATCTGCCCCAGTTGACCCTGGGCTTGCGCCGCAGCCAGCGCCCGAGCAACATCCGTTGCCTGCGCGCCCTGCGCCGCTTGCGCAGCCTGGAGGGCCGCTGCCTGCTGCTGGCCTGCAAAGCCACCAGCAACCTGCCCCAACTGCCCCTGCGCCTGCGCTGCTGCGAGGATGCGAGCAGCGTCAGTCGTTTGAGCGGATTGAGCAGCTTGAGCAGCTTGCAGAATCGCAGCTTGCTGTTGAGTCCCGAGAGCCCCCAGCGCTTGCCCAAACTGACCTTGCGTTTGCGCTGCTGCTAGAGCCCGAGCGGCATCGCTGGTCTGAGCGGCTTGCGTGGCCTGTGCGGCTTGCAGTTGCGCCGCCTGTGCCTGCGTGCCAAGACCGCCCATCGTGCCTGCCAGTCCTGCCTGCGCCTGCGCCGCCGCCAAGGCTCGCGCCGCGTCAGTCGATTGAGCGGCTTGCGTGGCCTGCGCAGCTTGCAGAGCAGCGCCTTGCTGTTGCGTCCCCAGCGCGCCAAGCGTTTGCCCAACCTGGGCCTGAGCCTGCGCCGCAGCCAGCGCGCGCGCCGCATCGGTCGCTTGCGCAGCCTGCGTAGCCTGCGCTGCCTGCAATTCAGCAGCCTGCTGTTGCGTACCCAGCGCGCCAGTGACCTGACCAATCTGAGCCTCTTGCTGCGCAGCGGCGAGCGCTCGCGCTGCATCCGAAGTCTGTGCCGCCTGTGCCGCTTGGGCGGCTTGCAGAGCAGCAGTCTGTTGCTGAGTGCCCAGCGCGCCAGCCGCTTGGCCCAGTTGGCCCTGCGCTTGCGCAGCAGCAAGTGCGCGCGCGGCGTCTGTTGCTTGAGCAGCTTGCGCAGCTTGCGCGGCGCCAAGTTCCGCAGCCTGCTGCTGAGTGCCAAGCGTGCCAAGCGCTTGCCCTGCTTGCGTCTGCTGCTGAGCCGCAGCAAGCGCTCGGGCCGCATCTGATGCTTGCGCAGCCTGCGCTGCTTGTGCCGCGCTCACGCCCAGTTGCTGTTGACCAAGGCCCGCCGCCGTCTGCGCTTGCCCCAAGCTTGCGAGCGCTTGCGCCTGCTGCGCCGTAAGTTGCCCCGTCGTCTGCCCCAGTTGGGCCAGCGTTTGCATCTGCTGCCCAGTCAACTGCCCAGCCGTCTGGCCGAGTTGCGCAAACTGCCCGGCGCCTTGCAGGATGCGCGAAAGATCCGCACCGGCCACTTGGCCAGCAGTCCCGGCAAGTTGGGCCTGCCGCGCAAGATCCGCCTGCGCTGCGCTAACGGCCTGCCCGTAGCCTTGTTGCAGGGCCTGCGACTGTTCGCGCAGGATCGCCTCTTGAGTGTCGCGCAGCGCGCGGCGCCCGAACTCACCCATGCGGCTTGAGCCAAACTGCCCAGCCCGCACAAAGGCATCGGAAACCTCGGGCAGCAGGTTCTCTCGCAGATTCCGCGCGCCACGCTGCGCGATTGCGTTAAGCACCCCCTCTTGATATGGGCTCATGTACTGCTGGACCCCGCCCGCCGCAGTGCCCGCCGCCGCTTGCATATAAGGCTGAGCAGCCGCGAACGCTCGCTCAGCAAGCGATTGGCCAGCAGCCTGACCGGACATCCCCAGGAACGGCTGAGCCGCTGCCATGAGATCGTATCCAGCCGCGCGCTCCAGCATAGGCGCCGCAGCCTGCGCTGCATCCATCGCCCCAGCGCGGCCAAACGCAGTCTGCCCCGCGCCCAGCGCTTGCTGCGCCAGTGAGGGTTGCAGGTACTGCCCTTGCGCAGCCTCTAGCTGATTGGCGGTTTCAATATCCCCCGCTGCTGCGGCGCGCTGCGCTGCATCGCTCAGGTATGGTTGGGCGATGTCCAATCCGCCACGTTGCAGCGCACCGGCCTGCGCTGCCTCAAGTCGGTTGGCGGTTTCGATGTCCCCAGCCGCTGCGGCGCGTTGTGCGGCATCGCTGAAATAAGGCTGCGCAACGTCCAGGCCGCCCCGCTGAAGGGCGGCGGCTTGTGTTGCCTCCAGCCGGTCAGCAGTCTCAACATCTCCCGCATCAGCCGCCCGTTGCGCTGCCGCGCTCAGATACGGGCGCGCCGCTCCAATGCCGCTGCGGGTTAGAGCGTCCTGCTGAGCCGCAGAGAGTTGCCCAGCAGTCTGCACAGCACCCGCTGCGCCCGCGCCTGCCGCAGCAGTGCCAAGCAGCGGCTGAGCAATGTCCAGACCACCGCGCTGAAGCGCACCGGCTTGCGCTGCTTCCAGCCGGTTGGCCGTTTCGATGTCACCAGCAGCAGCAGCGCGCCGTGCGGCGTCGCTTGCATACGGCTGCGCGGTTGTGAGCCCGCTTTGCTGCAGAGCAGCCTGTTGGGCAGATCGCAGTTGCTCGGCAGTCTGAACACCACCGGCCGCACCCGCTTGCTCAGCAGCAGCACCAATCATCGGCTGGGCAATGCTCAGGCCAGATTGCGCAAGGCCCGCAGCTTGATCAGCGCGCAGTTGCTCGGCGGTACGGATGCCTGCCGCTTCGCCAATGCCTGCGCCTGCCGCACCCAGATACGGGGCCGCCGCGCCAAGAGCACTGCGTTGCAGCGCAGCAGATTGATCAGCTCGGAGTTGGGAAGCAGTATCGGCAGCCCCAGCAGCAGCAAGGCCAGTGCCGGCAGTTGCAAGATACGGCGCCGCCGCCGTAGTCGCGCCTTGCGCCAAAGCGCCCGCTTGGTCGGCGCGAAGCTGCCCAGTAGTTCCTTGGGTTGCTGCGCCGCCAATCAGCCCAACCCCTTGCGACACCAGCGGCTGCGCGGCGCCCACGGTGCTCATGCCCGTAGCGCCAGACACAAATGGCTGAAGTGCCCGCACGCCCGCGCTGTAGTCCATCCCCTGCAACTGACCGACTTGGTTTTGCAGGAAAGGCGCAGCAGCACCGACCCCGCTCATGCCGCCAGCGGTTGTTGCATATGGGGACAGGTAGCCGAGCGATGCCCCGTAATTCATGCCGCCCAGTTGCGCAGCTTGCTGCTGGAAATACGGGTTTGCAGCAGCCGCACCACTGGTCTGAAGAGCCTGACCAACAAAGGGCGCATACGTCCCAGCGGGCTGAGCATAGTTGATGCCGCGCAGCATGGAAGACTGTTGCTGCATTGCAGGCTGCGCCGCGCCAACTTGATTAAGCGCGCCTGCTTGAGAGATGAACGGTTGAGCCGCTGCTGCGCCGCCAGGGCCTTGCGCAATCTGTTGGGTGCCTCTTGCAGCAGTCTGAAACGCCGGCCGGTATGCCCCCGCGTTTTGTCGAGCCTGCGTGTATGCCTGCTGTTGCAGTGGCGACAGTTCAGCAACCGTCGGCAGGTTGTACGCTTGGTAAGGCGTGGCCGCGACATTGAGCGCGGCATTGACCTGATTGTAAATAGCCTCCTGCATCCACCTCGGCGTTTCCGTTGAGGAGGTCGTCGCCGAAAAAGACGACAGAGGGGTGCCTTGGAAAATGCTCATCGTGCGACTCCCGACAGGTATGCCATCGGCTGTTTAGCATTTGGGCTGAACTTGCCGCGCGCGAGCGCTTTGCCCTTGTGTTTTCGGATTTTGCTCCGCATCGCATCAAGCCTGCGGGCGCCCTCATCAACCGACCCATCGCCCAGCATGGAAACAGTTTCAGCATCCATCACATACTCACCATCGCTCAGCCGAGCATCAATGGTGTCGTCTCGACCAGATCCGCCGCCACGCACAAATCGAGCAACTGCGCTGAGCGGGCCGCCTTGAGCATATGCCATGCCGCCGCGCGCCATTTGTTGTTGCGGTTGCGCATAGGCCGCTTGTTGCGCGCCACCCATGCCGTAACCGCTAATGATGGGCCAGTTGGTCGCCATGTATTGGGCGAGCCCCATGTTGGAGGAGGCTGCGTCAGCCTGCATTCTGTCCCAGTCCCACGACATCGCCGGCCGGTCGAAAAATGCCTGCTGCTCTGGGGACAGTTGCGAGATCGCTTGCTGCACAGCAGGAGGCTTGCTTCCGGCCCC